CACCCAAGCATCTGCAAAGCTAGGTGACTTGTTCAATCGTGATGAGTATCCATCAATCGACAGCTTACGCAACAAGTTCGGGTTTCGTTTGTCGTATATCCCATTGCCTGACAGCGGTGACTTCCGCATCGACATTGGCAACGAGGCAACCGAGCAAGTCAAGTCGCACTACCAAGACTACTATTCGGCACAGCTTAACAACGCAATGAATGACGTGTGGCAACGTACACACAAGGCGTTGTCTGCCATGTCGGAGCGTCTCGACTATTCGGACAATGATGACAAGAAGATCTTCCGCGACACGCTCGTGACCAACGTGCTTGACATGGTAGAACTTCTTAACGTGTGTAACGTCAATGGTGACGGCCAGATGACTGCGGCACGTATGAAACTTGAGGACGCATTTCGTGGTGTCAATGCCGAGGCACTACGCGAGGACGAACATCTGCGGTCGGAGACTAAGCGTACCGTGGATGAAGTCATCAAATCACTACCATCTATCGGCCTTTAACTTTTACGCAAATGCGTAAACAACTTATGAAATGGAGACTATCATGAATACAGCAACAGCAATGTATGCACTCGGACTTGATCAAGTAGCAAAACTTATCTTGTCAACAGGTAACAAGCGTACCGTACTCGCACAGGGTGACATAGGCACAGGCAAGTCATCACTACTACCAGCGATCGGCAAAGAGAAACCCGATCACACCTTATGCTACTTTGATTGCACCACCAAGGACTTGGGTGATATCACGATACCAAACATCGCCAAGATGGATGATGGCTCTGGCTATGTGACGTACCTCACCAATGAAGAGTTGGGCGCACACAACAACACGCCTATCGTTTTGATGATTGACGAGTTTGGCAAGGCTAATCCTGCGGTCAAGAACGCACTGTTGCGTCTTATACTTGAGCGTAAGATCGGCAGTTACACACTACACCCTGACAGCATAATATTTGCTACGACAAACAAAGGCTCTGAGGGTGTCGGTGACTTGCTACCAGCACACGCACGTAATCGTATGACTGTCGTGCAGACACGCAAACCTACTAACATGGAATGGATTGAATGGGGGATTAACAATGACGTCGACCACACACTACTTGGCTTTGCAAAGGACAACCCGCAAATCTTCTACTCTTTCGAGGACGTCAAAGACCCAGACGACAATCCATACATCTTCCATCCCAAGCAAAACCGAGCCGCGTTTATTACACCACGCTCGTTGGAAGCGGCAAGCGACATACTCAAAGAGAGGCATCTGATGGATGACCAGACTACGACTGCCGCACTCATGGGTACTATCGGTGAACGTGGTGCTATGGACTTGATGGCGTTTGTCAAGCTGGCTGACCAGATACCAAGTGCTGACAGTATCAAGCAAGACCCGAAGAACGCCAAGATACCAAGCAGTGCCGCTGGTGTGTGCATGGTGGTGTTCAGAACGCTTGCCTCTATCGAAGCTGACTGGATCAATCCATGGATGGACTACCTTGTTCGCCTCGACAAAGAAGCACAGGGTATGTTTGCCAATGGCGTACGCGCACCCAAGTATGCCAAGCAGTCACTTGTTATGACAAACAAGAAGTTCACACAGTGGGCTATGGACAACAACTATATGTTCGCGGCTGACAAAAAGTAATCTTTACGCAAATGCGTAAACAATCGGGTGGGGTATGTGCCTCACCCAGAAAGGACAGACCAATGCTTGCTATTGGAAAAGAACTGACTACCGAACAACGACTGAACAAATGCACAGTCGATATCATGGGCAACCCCAAGTATATCGCACTGGCTGGTATTATGATGATTGGTGAGAAGCGTATCTGCGAGACAACGCCGACAGCATATACCAACGGACGTGATGAGGTGTACGGGCGTGTGTTTGCTGACCAGCTTAACGATGCTGAGTTTCGCTTTCTCATACTGCACGAGTGCTATCACAAGCTGTATCGTCATCTTATAACGTGGCAGCATCTGTGGAAAGAGAACCCACAGCTTGCGAACATGGCGATGGACTTTGTTATCAACCTCAAGATTGTCGATGACAACAAGGATGGCTTTGCTACCATGACAGGCGCACTCACAGTGGGTTGTTATGACGAGAAGTATCGTGGCATGGACACAGCCCAAGTCTTCAACGCACTCAAGCAAGACCCACCAAAGGGTAAGGGTAACTCTGGTGCAGGAGCGCCCGGAAGCGGTGATGGTACACAGGGTAACTCGTCACCACAACCATTCGACGAGCATGACTTCGAGGGCGCACAAGAGCTATCGGTGGCTGACCAACAAGAGTTGGCACGAGACATTGACGAGGCCATACGCCAAGGCGCATTGATTGCTGGCAAGATGGGATCGGGTGGTGATCGTGGTTTGCAAGAGTTGCTACAACCACAAGTCGATTGGCGTGAGGTTATGCGTGACTTCATCACAACCACTTGCACAGGCAACGACTACTCGACATGGCGCAGACCAAACAGACGTTTCATGTCCAGTGGCGTGTATCTGCCAAGCGGCATATCCGAGCGTGTTGACGAGTTAGTGATTGCCACTGATATGTCTGGCTCTATTGGTGATCGTGAAGTGTCTGTTGCTCTGACCGAGATCAAGTCAATCGCTGATACTGTGCATCCAGAAGCAGTGCGTCTGTTGTACTGGGACACTCGGGTATGTCAGGACGAGAAGTATGACATGCACGAACTCGACACCATGATACAGTCAACCAGACCCAAGGGTGGCGGTGGCACTAGTGTTGAGTGTGTGCCAGCTTACATGACCGACAAACATATCACACCACAAGCTGTTATCGTGATTACCGATGGCTACCTTGGCGGATCGTGGGGTCAATGGTCGTGTCCAGTGTTGTGGGTCATCATCGACAACAAAAATGCAAAGCCCGACTGTGGCATTACAGTCCATGTAAAATCAGGAGATATGTAAGATGGGATACCGAAGCGATGTAGTCATTGCAGTAGCGATGGCAAGTAAAGAGAACATGGACGAGTTACTGTCCGTCTATGCTCTCAATATGTATGTGCAGAAAGAAAACCTCATACCCGAATGGGAGGTGGGTGAGTATGAGGGCGCATGGGTTGCCATGTACACAGCAGAACACGTCAAGTGGTATGACAGCTACGATGATGTCAAAGGTTTTTCTGCACTGACCAAACTTGCAGAGACATTCTGGGAGGAGCGTGGCTTGCCATATGCTTACAGGTTTATACGTGTGGGCGAGGAGTATGAAGACATAGAAGTCTCATGCAACGAGAGTGACTGTGGCGGACATGACGACAAGACAGGAGGCCACTTGGCGGACTTGCTGACCGATGCACTACAAGTACAGACTACCATTACTAACGAGGTAAATTTTGCTAACGACAATACTTTACGCAATTGCGTAAAGACTGATGAAAGGAAAGACTAATGGCTATAACATATGAAAGACTATCGACATTCGATGAGGTGGCTGAACGCTATCACAACACCAAGCCAATGAAGGGTAAGAACACAGGTAAAGATGTTAGACCTATTGCTGACAGAGCGCGTGACCATGAGCGCATTAAGAAGATATCAGACAACTGCTATCTGCTGATGAACGGTGGCTACTACGATGACGTGTTTCAGTGGTATTGCTTTAGAGGTAGGCCAGCGGCTCCAACACAAGCAGAGATGGTGGCACTAGCACCGATCTGTTGGAAGCGTCACAGCGATGGCACTGAGACTATCAAGATACGCAATGGCATTGGTACTAGTGCGCACATGAGTCACTACACGTTTCTTGAGAGGATGTTACCACGCGGTATGGGTTTCTTCGTACTGAACGGCAAGCAATACATACGTGTGGATGCTGGTGAAGCACTCTACCTACCCAAGTGTATGTACGTGTCACGTAATGCGTTTGATGATGGTTCCTCGTATATCAATTGGATGAGAGCAACCGATGACGGATCGGCTCTTACATTCAAGCGTGATGATGACAGATTTACTTTGGTTGGTGCTAGGTGTGATGCACCCAAGCCGCCACGTACCTTGGTCAACAAGAAGCAGAAGGCCAGATACAAAGACCACATAACAAGTTACCTTGAGTGGATCAGTGCTATGGCTCCGCTAATGCAGGTTGATGACTACAAGTATCGTGGGCTTATGCGTGGACAGGTGACGGAGATCACAGGTGTGAATTACTACGACCATGACGAGTTGGCAAAGTTCATGCGCCATGCTCTCACAAAACAAGATCATCCGTTACGTTTACCCATGGCTGTTGACTTTGTGTCAAGTTATGATACTATTCGTAATGTTCAGTCAGAGGCTGACGCTAAACAAGTTAAGGTAGAGTTCAACAGATGGATCAACAAAGTATGTGGGTTCACAAAGCAAGTGAAGGGATAAGAAGATGGGAGTTGATTTCAAAGATCGCACAGTTACAGAGATAATCAAGGATACTGAGTCGCAGACGTTTAATCCTAATGCCGATTTGCAGACGTTTATGGACAGATTGCAAGGCGTGTTTCGTGGTGTAAAGTTTGCGAAGATGAGGAGCAACAAGGTATGGGTATACTATCCAGACGAGCCATACCCGATGGGCTACATTGGGTACGGTGACTTTCGCACTGAGACTGCTGGTGACGATCAATACATGGTTGGTTCTCGCAAGATTACTAACGAGAAGTATGGCGAGTATCAGGATCAGTTCCGTATGAAGATGTCTGGTAATATGGACACGGCCATACGTAACGCTAAACGTTTTCTCCGTAACTTCTCACCACATGAGATGGCGAAGGCTCATGCTAATCTGTTGCGTTCCAAAGCCAACGATGCACCAGAGATGCTTGGCTCCAAGTTTCGCAAGTCCATGCGCGAGTTGTTTGACCATGAGGCAGGTAACAAGACTGGCGCGTTTAAGGGTCGTATGCTTACAGAGTTGAGACATTTGATAGACTCGGATCATGGGTTTGTCGATGGCGAGTTCGGGCATCAGTTGAAGCAGATGTTTGAGGTTGGCGACGAATGGAGAGAGTCATTCCTAAAGACAGTCAACGTGTACTTTGTTCGTGTGTTTGAGAAATTTGGCAAGCAGACATTCCAAGTAACCGAGTTGGATGATGTGCGAGATTACAACCCCCGTGTATCTGATCAGTTCGTTACATACACTGACGACTTACCAGAAGATATTATGGGCAAGTTAGCTGTCCTCTCTATGACAGAGGATGGCAACTATGTTGATGATGTGGGTATGCGCGTAGACCAAGGTATGTTCTATGTCGTTAGATGATGACGCGTTATGGCGTGTTTGCGTAGACCCCGATACAAATACTGTCGAAGTGGCATGTATTGGCATAAATAGGGTTGACAACAAACTTGCCGCTACCTACTTTAGTATAGATCACTTACCGCAATGGGTACAAGAGAGGGTGGCAGTGTTGATGATGTTAGAACCACCTGTGCCAGAGCGCGATGAGGGAGGTGATATACCGAATGAACGTAAGGTTAATCAGTATACGTTCTGGGTTAGTAAGAAACAGTCTTTGGTTAACGCCAAGTGGAACAAGGGACAGGACGCTTTCGGTTGGGAGCATCCAAGTAATAAATGAAAGTTTACGGAATTGCGTAAACTTTCGTGAATGAGGGGCGGCTCGTTGTCGCCCCTTGAAACCAGTTTTTTGATACCAGTTTTTGGGGGATCAGATGGCATTAACGCCAGAAGCGAAAGTAAAGAAGAAGGTGGTGGCAGTCCTCAAAGACTTGGGTGCGTACTACTTCTATCCAGTTACAGGTGGCTACGGCACCAGCGGTGTACCAGACATAGTAGGATGTTATCAGGGAATGTTCTTTGGTATCGAGTGCAAGGCTGGCAAGAACAAAACCACACCACTACAGCAGTTAGCCTTAGACAATATTTCCAAACAGGGTGGCCTCGCTTTGGTAGTCAACGAGGACAATATCAGTGATGTGGCTAAGTGCCTCGCCACGATACCGTTTGGACGGTAAGCAGTGAGTGCCGTAATTAACCACTGCAATGGGGGCGATCCAATGTTAATCCTTTCTATAGATCGTGACCTCAAGGGGGTAGGGTTGTCTTTCCGACTCTCCCCCGACTTTAACTTAGAGGGGTAAGAAAGATGCTATGCGTAAAATGTAAAAAGGACACAAAGGTTACAAACAGTAGGGGTATAAACAGTGCGTGTAGATCCGCACCAAAAGAAAACACAGTAAAACGTAAAAGGGTGTGTTTGACTTGTGGTCATCAGTTTTGGACGCGAGAAATATTATGGGTTGATCTTGTCAAAGAACCGCAAGCAGTAAGCAGTCCAAAACAGAAACTGGAAGCACCGCGCCTCAAGAAGTCCAATTTACATAAGTTAAGACCTAAGAAAAAAGATATAGTTAGAGATGTAGACAAGATGACAGATGCAGAACTAGAGGCTCTCATATACGATGGGGGAGGATTTGATTATGACGAAGATTAGCGCAAGACGTGCAGAGGTATTGGCATCTTATGGTAAACGTAAACCCATGAGTGCTAAAGAGAATAAACCAGATAACGATTTACCAATACATGCACCGATTGCATGGAAAAAAGATATTGAAAGTAGGATCGAAGAGCGCAACATTCGCGCCGCACTTAAAGATAAACCCAAGCTAAACCTGAGTAGCGAGGATCGGGCGTTTCGTAAATTGCTTGCAGATAAACAAAGAAGGCTTGAAGTCAATAGAATACACTTAGATGGTTTGTTGACAGCCGCAGGTGCTAAAAGAGGCACTAGAGATTTACCATCTGCTTTTGATGACACGTCAGCAATTTATTACAATATGCAGGACAACTTTATTGAGGAGCAGTACAACAACAGAACATCCGCATTTGATGTACGTCATAACGACTTAATAGAAACAGATCCTGAGACAGGTAAGATGCTGTGGCATGGTAACGTATGTGAGATATGCAAAATGCCACCAAGCACTATGGGCGAAGTCGTGCTGGCTCAATACGGTACGGCAGATTTTGTCTGTGTGGACTGCGGCAAGCTAATTGAAACCAAAGGCTTGGGTATGCGCGGTTGGATATTTGAATCTAGGAACATGGCTAATAAGGAGGACGAAGATGAGTGAAAACAAAATATTAACTGATGATAAGTTAGTGATTGACGGTAATGAATACTTCTATAACGAACTTGCAGAAGATCAGAAGTATGCTGTAAATCAGATAAGGAATCTGGATGCAAAGTTAGCAGAAGTAGAGTTTAGCGCAAACCAATTACGAGCGGCTAGACAATATTTCCAAATAACTTTATCTGCTTCTTTAAAGAAAGAACCCAGTGATGATAACGCAGGGTGATGGTAGCTTTCAAAAAGCTATTGATAACGGCCTATGCCCACGGTGTGAGGCGGCTGTAGATTATCACGAAGAGATAGTCACATGTAATGTCTGTGACTTAACAATGGCTGGTGCAGGGATACAAAAACAAGAAGACCCTGACCAGTTTGGATTGCCGTTAAAAGGAGAACAACATGGCACGGAAGAAAATGAATAAAAAAGAAAAAGTATTACGTTATATGATTAAGCATAGGACTGCCTCTGTAAAACAAGTGGCAGAAGCTTGCGGTTGTACTACTAAGTACGTGTACACTCTTAGGTCACAATCAGGCACACCAAAAGAAGTTATAGAGAAAGAACTCAACGTGCAGCCTGTAGTCACCGAGACTTTCAAAGACTATTCGGGTAACAAATATAGCACATACGCATTGGAAGAGGTTGAAGAAACCACCGATGATCGTGTGCGTTCAGAAACGTTGCGTGAAGCAGAGAGCCTCGTGTCTGGTGACAGAGAAGAAGAGCATGGGGAGTTTTGGAAGAACGCCTACCTCACCTCTAGGTTATGGCAGGGTTACACAGGTTGGGACATCCAGCCAGAACAAGTGCCTGTCATGCTCGCACTCCTTAAGATAGCCAGATCGGTTGGGGCTAGACAGCAAGAGTCCAGCGGCAAAGATAATTTTGTTGATGCTTGTGGATATCTGGCACTAGCCGCAGAGTTAGATCAGTTTGATCCAGAAGATATTTAATAATGGATCTGATTACACTCGACTTTGAAACATATTACGACAGGGATTATTCCCTGTCGAAACTCACTACTGAAGCCTACGTCCGTGATCCTCGTTTTGAGGTGATAGGCGTGGGTGTAAAAGTAAACAAAGAAGAAACGGAGTGGGCTAGTGGCACACACGAACAGATCAAGGAATACCTCAAGTCATTCGATTGGCAGAACTCTATGTTACTTTGCCATAACACCATTTTTGATGGCGCAATTCTTAATTGGATATTTGATATTAGCCCTCGGAATTACACTGACACAATGTGCATTGCTCGCGCTATTCACGGGGTCGAAACTAGTGCGAGCCTCAAAGCGGTCAGTGAAAAGTATGGAGTTGGAGTCAAAGGAACCGAAGTTGTTAACGCGCTCGGTAAGCGAAGAGAAGACTTCACACCCGAAGAACTAGGTAACTACGGTGATTACTGCGTCAATGACGTGGATCTCACATACAAACTGTTTACCATCATGGCGAAGGATTTTCCGCGTCAGGAACTGAAGTTGATTGATCTTACCCTGCGCATGTTTATAGTTCCGATTTTGGAGTTAGATCTGGGCCTACTAGAACAACATCTCACAGAAACACGTTATCGTAAGGATGAGTTGTTGGAGAGCGCCGGGGTAATCAAAGAAGATCTTATGAGTAACCCTAAGTTTGCGGAATTACTCAAGTCGCTTGGCGTTGAGCCGCCGATGAAGATCAGCCCTACAACTGAGAAAGAAACATTTGCATTTGCCAAGTCAGACGAAGCGTTCAAGGCGTTAGCTGACCATGAGAATGAGCAGGTACAAGCGTTGGTTGCGGCAAGGCTAGGCACTAAATCTACATTAGAAGAGACACGCACACAACGTTTCATAGACATAGCAAAGCGTGGCACACTACCTGTGCCTGTCAGATACTATGCCGCGCATACTGGTAGGTGGGGTGGTGATGACAAGATCAACCTGCAAAACCTGCCCAGCCGTGGTGTGAACGGTAAGAAGTTAAAGCGTAGTATTATTTCGCCAGTCGGTTACACATTGATAGATGCAGACTCGGCACAGATAGAAGCGCGAGTGCTGGCTTGGCTTGCAGAGCAGGACGATCTCACGCACGCGTTCAGGGCTGGTGAGGATGTATATGTAAAGATGGCATCACGTATATATGGTGTGCATGAACCTGACGTAGATAAAGACCAGCGGTTTGTTGGTAAGACTACGATCCTTGGTGCTGGCTATGGCATGGGAGCCATGAAGTTTCAAGCACAGTTAAAGACATTTGGGTTTGATATGGATATCGCAGAAGCACGGCGTGTAATCAAGATTTACCGCGAGGCTAACTGGAAGATAAACAAGTTATGGCGTGATGCTCAACAGGCTCTCGTGGCCCTATCCAGAAAAGAAGAAACATCGTTAGGGTTAGCTGGCGTACTTAAAGTAATGCCTCAAGAGTCCGCGATACGACTGCCCTCTGGCTTACTACTACGTTATGATGATCTGGGGTTTGACACCACTGATAAAGGCACGGAGTTTCACTACAGAGTCAGGCGTGGGCGCAATCGAATCTATGGTGGCAAGGTTATAGAGAACGTATGCCAAGCCATAGCGCGTTGCATAATTGGTGAGCAAATGCTAAAAATAGCTAAGAAACATCGCGTAGTGTTAACAGTGCATGACTCTGTTGTGTGCTGTGTTCGTGACGAAGAAGTGGGTGAGGCACAAGCGTACATTGAAGACTGTATGCGGTGGATACCCGATTGGGCAGAGGGTCTGCCTATCAACTGTGAGTCCGGTTCTGGCAAATCTTATGGGGATTGTGAATGATTGATGAATACGATATGGAGATGGGTTATGGGAAGCATGGCTTCCATAATGCCGACCTAGCAACAAGTGATGGCTTTCTATGTTGCAATAAGTGTGGATCAGTTGAGTTGACTATGAATACAACGTCCATGTCGCATGGAATAGTGTTTACACAAAGCGGAGTTATTGCGGAGTTTACCTGCAATAGTTGTAGAGCAGAATTAACTCTTGCATTGTCTAACCGAGATATAGGCAAGCCACAACTTACTGCCAGTGCAAGATGGGTTATTAAGAGATTACCACCGGAACCACCAACCTCTCTTCAAAAGTTACGAAGTTATTCGCTCACAGGTAAGTCTCATAAACTGAAGAAAAAGCTTTTATGGCATGGGGGCTATTTATGAGTATAAAGCCGTGGTCATTTAGTAGGATTAAGGCGTTTGAGCAATGCCCCAAGAAGTTCTATCACCTCAAGATTGCCAAAGACTACACCGAGCCTGAGACTGATGCTATGTCATACGGCACGGCGTTCCATCTCGCGGCAGAGGAATACGTGCGTGATGGGACGACTATCCCTGATAATTTTAAGTTTGCAAAACCCGCGTTAGATGGTCTTAAAGCCAAGCGTGGTAACAAGTTATGTGAAATAAAGATGGGTTTGGATGAGAACCTTGAGCCATGTGGCTTCTTTGACAAGAAAGTTTGGTGGCGTGGCATTGCAGATTTGGTTATCCTAGATGAAGGTACTGCTTGGGTGGTGGACTACAAGACCAGTAAGTCAGCCAAGTATGCGGATAAAGGTCAGTTGGAATTGATGGCGTTAGCCACATTCAAACACTACCCCGAAGTAGACACTGTACGTGCAGGGTTATTGTTTGTAATATCTAGAGACCTTATTAAGGACACTTATACTAAAGATATGATACCAGTGCTTTGGTCTAAGTGGTTAGCTAACTATAAACGCATGGAAACAGCACATGAAAAAGACGTATGGAACGCCCATCCCAGTGGGTTATGCAGGCGACATTGTGTTGTACTGGAGTGTGTTCACAACGGGAGTAATTAGATGGCGTACACAAAGAAACCCAGACCGTACAAACGTGAGTATCAAAAACAAAAGGAACGTGGTGAACATGAGTCTAGAATGGAACGCCAACGCGCCAGACGTGCATACGATAAAAAAGGTATAGAGCGTAAAGGTAAGGATGTAAGTCACAAAAAAGCATTAAGTAAAGGCGGCAAAAACAAAGACGGTACAAAGCTGGAAAGCCCAAAGAAAAACCGCAGTCGCAATTATAAAAAGAAAAAGTAGGAGAACATGGTGGAGATTGTCGAAAATGGCAAAGCCCTGTTGTTGCGGTTAAAAAACCCACAGCAGGTAACAGAAGTTATACCTAAAAGCAAAGCACTATCTGATAACAGGGTAGTAGTAAACTTTGGTGTTGATGAAACACAAGTGCTTAAAAACTTAAATATAAAAGCACCGTCACCCATAGAGATGCAATATCAATGGACAGGGAGCCATGAGCCTTTCGCTCACCAGAAAACCACGGCATCATTTCTTACGTTGAACAGGAAAGCTTTCTGTTTTAATGAACAGGGTACAGGTAAGACTGCCAGTGCTATATGGGCATCTGACTTCCTACTTAATAAAAATATTATCAAACGTGTGTTAGTTATCTGCCCGCTTTCGATCATGGATAGCGCATGGCGTGATGACTTGTTTACATTTGCTCCACATAGAACTGTTGATGTGGCCTATGGTAGTAGCAAGAAACGTAAGGAAATAATTGAACAAGGCGCAGATTATGTAATTATAAATTATGACGGCCTTGCCATTGTAAAAGATGAGATAGACGCAGGTGGTTTTGATTTAATTATTGTCGATGAGGCCACACACTACAAAAACGCGCAGACAAACCGTTTCAAAACTCTTAATAAATTGATTAAACCTGAAACATGGCTCTGGATGATGACAGGTACGCCAGCCGCACAAAGTCCGCTAGATGCGTACGGGTTAGCAAAATTAGTTAATCCAGCATCTGTACCACGTTTCTTTGGGTCTTTCCGCGATCAGATTATGGTTAAGGTGACTAACTTTAAATGGATACCTAAAGAGAACGCCACGGGTATAGTATTTAATGCCTTACAACCTGCCGTAAGATTTACCAAGGATGAGTGTCTAGACTTACCTGACATGGTGTATGTCAAGCGTGAAGTAGAGATGACACGCCAACAGAAAAAATACTACGAAGAGTTACGCAAGAAACTCGTTATGCAGATTACGGGTGAACAGATTACCGCAATGAACGCGGCTGTAGCTATGTCTAAATTATTACAAATAGCAGCAGGTGCGGTGTACACAGACGACAGTGACGTATTAGAGTTTGATATAGCACATCGTTACAAAGTGTTACGCGAAGTGATTGACGAATCTAGTCAAAAGGTTCTGGTGTTTGTGCCGTTTAGACACGCCATTGATATACTTACAGATAAATTACGCAAAGATGGGATTACCACAGAAGTAATACGTGGGGATGTGTCTGCTCCAAACAGGACACAGATATTTAAAACGTTTCAAACCACACCTGATCCACGGGTGCTGGTTATTCAACCTCAAGCAGCAGCACATGGTGTCACGTTAACAGCCGCTAACACTATAGTTTGGTGGGGGCCAACTAGTTCCTTAGAGACATATGCACAAGCCAATGCTCGTATCCACAGATCAGGGCAAAACCACAAATGCACTGTTGTGCAGTTACAAGGTTCAGCTGTAGAGAAACGTGTTTACTCACTGTTAGATAATAGAATAGACGTACACACAAAAATGATAGATCTATATAAAGAACTACTTGACTAACACACATATCGTCACTACATTACATCAAATGATAAGTTTAAGGAGAACGATATGGGTGGTGTTACCGCTGAAAAGCTGACTAAAGCTTATATAAAGATCCGCGAAGAGCGGGCAAAGCTATCAGCAGAATACAAAGAAAAAGATTCTGTTCTCTCTCGCCAATTAGAGAGGGTCAAAAAAGGACTACTCGACTATTGCAATGCGCATGGTGTCGAGAGTGTGAGGACTGCTGAAGGTCTGTTTTATAGATCTACAAAACAAAAGTTCTGGACAAACGATTGGGAGAAAATGCACGCCTTCATCATGGAACACAACGTTCCTGAGTTGTTGGAGAAGCGTTTGAATCAGACAAACTTTAAGCAGTTCTTAGAAGAAAACCCTGAGTCAAGGCCAGACTGCCTAAACATTGACTCTGAATATTCTATGGCAGTGAGGAAGAAGTAATGGAACCAAAATATGTGCCTATAGAAGATGTAGCTAAACACTTTAGTGTTTCTGTATCGACAATACGTGCTTGGGTTCGTCAGGATCAGATTCCGCAGGAAACCTACATTCGTGTAGGCAACACCTACAGATTCTGCATCCCTGATATATCTGAAGCATTAACAACTAAGAAGACCGCACCTGACATCAATGACTATGAGAATGAGGTTGTGGTAGAACCAGAAGTAATTTCAGAGGTGGCAACTGAAGAAATGGCTCCCATGCCATATGATGACGACCTACTAGAATTACTTGATGACGATCAATAAGACATTGGGAGAACGATATGTCTGAAGCTGTAAACATGAACTATAACATTAATAATATAGAAGCACTGTGGCCTCGTATTAACCGCACGTACAAGTTTGATCCGCAAGAAAAGCGGTCTGTGCCTTGTGATGCGTTTGATGATGGTGCCACGTATACCATTCAGTTCAAGATGACTGAGGCGCAAGCTAAAGATCTGTATAAACAAATGGCAGCAGCCTATAAAGCCAAACGAGAAGATAGCTGGCCTGATAAATTTCCTATGCCTTTTAAGAAAGAGGATGATGGAACATTCAGCCACAAAGCCAAGCTCAAAGGCGCTTATGGTGTAGAAGCCACTCGTAAACCTGCACAGTATGATGCCGCAGGAGTAAAGTTAGATGATGACTTCTTGCTCACAACAGGAAGTACGGTTAACATCGCTATTGCTTTTACTCCTTATCACGGGGCAATAGGCACTGGAGTATCACTCCGGTTACGCGCAGTACAGGTTATCGAACTGAAACCTATGGAAGAACAGTCACCTTTTGGTGCAGTAGAGGGTTTTGAAGCAAGTCCAAAAGAAGACGACAACCCTTTTGCAGACGTGGAAGAACCAAAGAAAGCAGTTAAGAAAGCTGCCGCTCCCGCACCAGATAAAGGTAGCGACGACTTAAGTTCTATCATAGATGATTGGGACGACTAAACCACCATACTATACTGCGGCTAGGCATAAGCTGAAACGGGTGTGTACCGACACCTTTGCCGCAGTGTCTCTCGGTTTTGGTGTTAGTTATGGATGTAAAAAGTTTTTTGAAAGGTGCGTTAGCGAGCGAAGGTCACTATTGTGTATTTGCTTTTCGCACCCACGATGATCGTAGAGTACAAAAATTTTACGATACAATAGATCAAGTTGTAGATGTCGCAGAAAATCTAGACGCAGAGGGTTATGACGTATACTACGCGCTTGCTACGTTTAACGATGCAGGTTCACGCAAGGTAGACAATGTTAAATATCTAAACTCTTTCTTTCTGGATCTGGATTGCGGTGCAAGTAAAGACTACGCGACGCAAGGTGACGCTATTACAGCGCTCCGGGGGTTCTGTAAGAAGTTATCTTTACCTAAACCTGTTATGGTAAACTCCGGTCACGGTGTACATGTATACTGGATGCTGGATGCACCTGTGTGTCTAGACGACTGGCTAACTGTGTCAGAGCGGCTAAAAAAACTATGTGCAGATCACGGTTTACTGGCTGATCCTGCGGTCACAGCAGACGCTGCACGGGTGTTACGTATACCTACCACACACAACTATAAAAAAGACCCACCTGCCCCTGTTAACTTTGTATTTGCTGATACAGTCAACACGGTAAACTTCGATAGTTTTTCTGAGTTATTAGGCAATGACCCTGTGTCCATACCCAAGAAGTATGTGCCAGAAACAAACAGTGCTTTCAGAGATGCTTTGAATAGTAATATAGAAAGCACATTCAGAGAGATAATACGTAAGACACAGGAGAAACGCGGCTGTCAGCATCTGAAGCACATACTTAAAAATCAGGAAGAATGTAGCGAGCCTATGTGGAGAGCAGGGTTATCTATAGCTAAGTTCTGCACGGACTCACATGATGCCATACATGCAATATCAAAAAATCATGCTGACTACACAGCACATGACACTCAGAAAAAGGTAGATCTTATAAAAGGCCCGTATCTGTGCAACACGTTTGATGAATACGAGTCTGGCATATGCTCCGAGTGTCCACACTGGGGCAAGATAAAGTCACCCATAAATCTTGGTATGCGTGTGATAGAGGCCGAAGAATCAGAAAATGTTTTTGAGGGTGCTGATGAAGAGCATGTTATTCCAACGTACCCACGTCCATACTTCCGTGGTTTAAATGGCGGTATCTATGTACGGACTACGAATAGCGAAGGGGACCCTGACGAGAAGTTAATATACCATAACGACTTATACGTTGTTAAAAGAATACGTGACGTGGAGCTGGGCGAATCTGTAGTTATGCGCCTGCACTTACCAAGAGACGGGGTACGCGAGTTCACTTTACCTCTTACTGCGGTTACTTCCAGAGAAGAGTTTCGTAAATATATGTCCATGCAAGGCGTGGCGGTTACAAAAATGGATGAGATTATGAGTTATACTACAACATGGGTTAATGAATTACAGGCTAACAGTGTTGCGGATGAATCCCACAGACAATTTGGTTGGGTAGATGATGAGTGTAGCGCTTTCGTACTTGGTGATAAAACAATATATAAAGATAGAATAGAGTATAACCCACCCTCTCCACAAACCACAGCTTTGTTTCCACTCTTTGAACCTCGCGGAACATATGACGAGTGGAAGGATATGATAAGCTTCTACAACCGTGATGGATTTGAAATGGAGCAGTTCGTAGTAGGTGTGTCTTTTGGCTCCGTCCTAATGAATTTTGCGTCAATAAATTGTGCTAATTTGCATCTTCATGGTGAGACTGGTGTAGGTAAAACTACTGCCGTACAGACAGGGCTAACTTTATGGGGTAATCCCGAAGACCTTATGACTCATGAAAACGATACTCTTAACACCAGAATGAACAGGGGAGAAGTTTACCATAACTTACCATTGCTCATGGATGAAATAACCAACACCCCCGGCAGGCAGTTAAGCGTGCTTGCATATCAACTTACAGGTGGTAGACAACGAGGGCGTATGGCTAGTGGAAGTAATACTGAGCGGTATCGTGGTAAGCCGTGGCGTTTATTATCAATAACAACAGCTAACGCTAGTATAGTAGAGCGAATTAGCATGATTAAATCTATGCCAAAAGCGGAGGCACAACGTATTCTAGAGTATCGTGTCAAAGAACAAACTTTTAGCACCACAAAAGAAACGCATGAATACAGATTGAATATGTTAAAAACATACGGTCATGCAGGCATAGAGTACGTACAGTATATAATGAAAGATTTAGATGGGGTTAAAAAACTCCTTACCTCCGTGCAAGAGAAAGTAGACATAAAAGCTGATTTAAAAGCAGAAAACAGGTTCTGGTCTATATATGTGGCGGCTACAGTTACAGGCCTTATACTCGCAAAACGGGCAAATATTGTTGAGTATGACCCCAAGAAAGCATTTGATTGGGGCATAGAGCTATTGAAACAAAATAAACGCGGTGTGTCAGATATGAGCATCAGCGTGACAGAAGTTTTAAATGATTACATAAACGAGCATTGGGGTAATGTACTGTGGATAAAAAGCACAGATGACCTGCGAAAAAATGAGGCAGAGTCTATAGTTATACCTGAAGTATTACCTAGAGGTAAGTTAGTTGCACGCTACGAAACAGACTTGAAACGTGCATACTTAGTGCCAAAACCACTTAAGATTTGGTGTGGCGAGCATCAAATAAATTACAGTTCTTTTATTAGTGACCTTAAAACCAAGATGGGGGCTAGAAAATCTAAAATTAGATTAAGTAAAGGCACACATATGAACCTACCACCAACAGATGTTATAATTGTGGATTGTTCTGTGGAAAATTTAGATGCTGAAGATACTTGATCTTGATCCTGATGGGGTAAGAATAGTGGTAAACTGGGATAATATGCAGGTAAACGCCTCAATTTTTATACCATGCGTAAATATTACTAAAGCAAAAGAACAGGCTAAAGGTGTAGCAAAGTTAAAAGAGTGGAAAATAATAACGCGTGTAGTTATAGAAGATAACAAATTAGGCTTGCGAGTTTGGAGAATGACGTGATAACATGTTTGGGACAGTTTCCTCCCAAGAATTGTCGTTCTCCCTTAACTCACCCCTCGCTTCGGCGGGGGGTTTTCTCTAATCATCGAATACCCCATACTGACTATACTCTGCTACATGGTTTTGTAAAATCATCCGCATGTTAGGGCTAAGTGTAACCCCGTTGTGCATTTTAATTGTACTGCGCATGTGACCTGCTAAAGATCTTTTTATACTGGATGGGGTTATGGCAGCGGTAGGATGTCTACTGTTAAACTTAGCTATATCGTTAAACACATCAGATACATCATCGCCAAAACGTAACCCAACATAATATCTTTTAAGTAGTTTTGTGCGTTTGGTATTTACCGTGCGGTCTATTCGTTTAATAGCCTGATTCTGTTCTTGCGCTAATGTATAGTCTGTAGGTGGAAAACCTATCATCTGTGCTATCAATCCACCGGTAGTAACATCATCAAGAATAGGATCACCACGTCTAGTGAGTATACCTTTGTCTCTTGCATACCTACCAATAACCGGCGTGCCTTTTACAAGATTGCGTACAGCCGCAGGTAGCATGGCTTCTATACCACGCTCTACATTGCCATCTTCAGATAATATATCTTTCATACCTCTGCCATAGGAACTAGCCACACTCCAAGCAGGTCCGCCTGCAATCTCAAATACTCTTTCTGGAACGGAGGCTCCGGCATTGTATGGGTTATCACGGTATAACAAGTTAGACAGTCCGATACGTGAGGATATATCTGTACCTAACAAAGCAGTAACCGGTCCTTTGTAAGCAAACTCTCCAATATGTTTACGCAATATTGTCTCTGCATCATCTTCGTCATCATCCAAGAACAGATTAGCCATTAACAGAACACCACCAACAATTGGCATACCTTGCACGCCTGCTAGTAATGCAGAAGCAAGTGCTATACCGAAGAATTGCTCTCTTGCTGCACGTATTTCTTCTGGGGTGTATTTCTTAGAGTTCTTCATAGACCTAAGAGCTGCGTCACCAGTCTTGAACAGGGTGTAGTACATTTGCACGCCATAGCCTTTATACATCATGGCTACACGCCCGATACCCTGTTGAGCAAAACGCCCTGTAGTTGCCAGTGCAGCACCACCATTCATTTCCTGCGCCATGCGTAGAGCTTCTTGTGCTGCCTCTTGTTGCACTTTTTCGGTATTAATATCCTCTCCTTTTGCCTCACGACTTTGTATTTCAAGATCATACGCAGATATTAGCGCTGTCTGCCTGTTAAAGCTTTCTTGCACGTGAAACACAAGTGCGCCCCAAGCGTTTACTTTTTCATAAAAACTTCTGGCACGGCCTGTCTGATCAATACCTAACGTGTCATAGAATAATGACCGATTGAGTAGCCCTCTGTCCCCTGCTGTCTGGACAAGCACAGTAAGACGCTCAAGCTCTTTACGTTTTTTATCGGTAAGGTTTAGATCCTTACGAACTACCAGTTTACCGTCGATAGTTTCATAATAGTTGTCTATGGACGGCGTGCCTTTAACTTCTCTATTAGCTGCTTTTGGATCTATCTCAGATATCTTACGATTAAAACCACTACCGGTTATTAGTGACATTGCTTTTCCAATAGCTTTGCCAGATGCCGCTATGCCTAGTTGTTTTCTATACTTACCATTCAACATTGGACCCATGACGAGGGGTATCTGAGATGCGTTAACCACCGCAGAAGACACGTTAAATCCAATAGTGCCTAAGAAAGCTATGCGGTTAGCCTGTGCCGCAGCTCTATTTAATAATGTGTTTGGAGGGTTACGTGCAAACTTGGAACGCTCTAACAACTCGTTCACTACACTTCTAGCAGCTCTGGCCTCTGTCGGATTATCATAAGTATTAGCTTTTAACGCATCCGTTAATTTGCTGTCTATACCTCTAATTTTGTTGCCATATTTTATACGTTGTACTTGCCTTGTTAAATCATAAGCCCTAGAGCGAAAAGCCTCAAACGCGTCTCTGTCGAAACCTAGTTCACCTTTTTGATCTCTGCCACCACGTTTTTGCATCGACTTAGCAAAAGATGTTTCTGGGAGTGTCTTAATAAACAACCCCATAATTTCTTTAACTTGTTCGTTGTGTGCATCTACTTCTGCTTTAGTGGCGCCTTTTGCCGGTTTAGACTTTCCTAATATTTCTAAAGTTTGCTCTACAAAAGAACCGGGTGTTGGACTTGAGAAAGTGATGTTGTCTGCGCTATCGTACAGATCCATATCTTTTACCGCAGCACCGTTTTTGTCCCGCACTACATTTCCATCATTATCTACTTTATCAGAAACTCTCGGGTCTTGATTTAGTTCAGCAATACGTCTAGCTCTAGCAGTATCAGTTACAAAAGACTCGTACACGTTCTCGGTGCTTTTACCGTCGGAAGCTTTGTATTTTATCCATATGTCACCTGTACGAGTTAACGGAAAGTATGGTCTTATACCTTCGTTATCAAATATTTGCTCCATTACGCTCTTTTTAAAATTAGCCTTATCTTCTGGAGTTACATCTCCTACTAGATCATCTACTCTGCCCTCTACTACAGCTTTTAAATCTCTGTATATAAGCTGGTAAGCATTGCGCATTTTTATGTACGTAGCCCTCCCATCTGCACCTATACCACCTTTATCAGGTTCTGTAGTCCACCTAGCTTGCATACCCTTCCATATGGCTATTTTGTCAGGATCTGTTGTCTTGTATTTTTTAGGCCTTCCTTTAGGTGTTTTTAAGATAGGATCAACACCTTCTAAATACTCTTTACCTTTTGCATCTGTTTTTAAAATATCTGTAGGATCTACACCGTTAGTAGTGCTTTCATACACTACGCTATTAAATACATCTGTAACTTCCGAGTTATTTTTTTGCCACTCTTCAAGAGTTTTTAAAGTGCCGTCAACCTCACCATCTGCTTTGTTGGTGTCACCTATCTGTTGTTCTATGGCCTCCTGCAATTCTATAGCTGCTTCTTGCAAATTAGGACCATATTTTTTAGTTAGATCAGTAACAGCTTGAAACGGAAGTGCCTGCATAACCACATTCTTTGTAGTGGCTGCTGCACCGCCATTAATAAAGTCTGTCACCCTATCTAAAAATTTATCTTTGGATGCGGTATCAGTGGGAGCTTTGAACCCCTGATGCATGTTCTTTATATGGTCAAGCACATTATCTTGTATGCTGTACAGAATGTCTGCATCGCGTGTTTCAGGTGATGGTGCAAGTATAGCTTCAAGTAGTTTATCTGTTTCGTTTAAAGCAGATCCTACAGATTTTGTTTGCATATTCATCTTACGTCTAAAGAAGTTAGCAACAGCATTAAAGAACCGCCGCAACGAGCTAATAGGTTCCCCTTTTACGTTTATACCTGCCAGTTTGCGTTGGAACTCTGGATTGCCAAAGGTCTCTGCTACAAACTCATCTAGATTCTGTGATCCGTATGCAGTATCTAACTTATCTTTAACATTGTTAAACAGTGTGTTAAGTTGTTTTGTTAGCGGATGTGACTTGTTGGCTATCGTAGCTGAAGTAGCTGCGTGTGCCATCTCATGCAGTATAGTATGTGGATTGATACCAGTTTCTGCGTTTAGCACTATTGTATTTGTTTTAGGATCAAAGTATCCGGCAGCAGACTCGCCCGCTGTATTGGTTACAAACTTATTTACTTTGACTTTTGTATCGCCTGTAAGTTTGGAAAGTGTAGTGGCTATCTGCTCCACACGTTTACTAGGGGTGGTAATAGCAATGGCCCGGAGCGCATCTGATAATCTACCTTGTCTTAACAAGTTACCAACAACTGGATGAGTGGGTATATCTAGATTAACCACAGCATTAGACATAAGATAATCAGGTAAATATTTATCTATATCCGCTTGAGTCGCAAATAACTCTTTGTCTTTAAAAGTAGCCCCTTGATCTATTAAGTTTTGTTCCGCTTCCAACGCATTATCAAGATCTATTTCTGCTTGTCTTTCACGCGCTATTCTAACCGGATCATTTTTCTTGGATCTTAATGCTTTGTGCCGTCTATTGGCAGCTTTCAAAGACTCGGCTTGGTAAGCCATTAAATTAGTCACCTGCTTATTTGTGCTGTCACTAAGATTTTTTTCTATCCATTTTTTGGCCATTTTGGCTACTTCTGGCCCTGTGCTTGAAAAATACGCATACTCACCATCAGGTGTGCCTTCACCTCTACGATACTGTACGGTAGAGAACTTAGCTTCGTGCGTTATAACTTCAATTGCATCGTTTGGATTTTCTTGTTTTCTAAAATATAACTGTGCTGCCCTTGCCTCTTTACGCTCGTCTGTTTCTTTTTCTTTCTCCTTGCTTTGTAGTTCGGGTATTTGAGTTCTTAATAATTCAAGTATTTTTGTATCATCTTCCTTTGTGGTTTCTACATCTAAGGATGCGACTACTGGATCGCCTGCTTCGTTCACAAAGGATACTTTTTTTGCTGGACCGAATTTTTGAGTGTAAAACTCTAACTGTCCTGACTCTTCTCTGACTTTTGCAGGGACTGCAGCAACTGCTTTGTCTGCGTCTTTTTTAGTCTTTTTTCTTACCTCTTTTTTTATTTCTTCTTTTTCTTTTGTTGTTAACTTCTTGGTTGTTGTTCCTTTAGCAGCTCCTTTAGCAGCTCCTTTAGCAGCTCCTTTAGCAGCTCCTTTTGCAGCAGTTTTCTTACCTGCAGGCACCACAGTTGTAGCAGCTTGTTTTGTAATTTCGTCTATGGCTTCAATAGCTTGCTCTGAAGCTTTTGCCCTTTGTTTAGGAGTTAAATCATCTCTAGCTTCTCTACGAGCTTCAGTGGTTTCAAGTATAGTTGTTAATCTGTCTTTATTTTTTTGTGGTATGTTTTCATCTGCTGAGAGTTTTTCTCTTATTTTTCTGGCGGCGGCAGGTGTTGTTTTTCTAGCAGCCGCCATTAGTTTATCAAGACTACTCTGTTCAACTTGAATAGGTTCAACTGGTGTTTCTAAAGTTACGTCTCTCCTTCTCGCGCCCGTGACATCAACTGTCCTAACACGTTCTGGTGTGGTAGTAGTCTCCTGTGCCGCCGCCGGGGCTGCTTCTGGTTCTGGTGCAGCTTCTGGAGCAGGTGTGACGACCTCTCGCGCAGCTAATGTGGCCGCTAACGCTTTTTTTGCATCTGCGAGGAGTCTATGCCCTGAAATTATTTGTCTGTTATTGTCATTTGTATCAAACGCACGCCATGCAGCTCCTGTGCGATTTTCTAAAACTATGTTTGGTTGGCCTTCCACAGAAGATCTTGCAGCTTTGCCAGCTAACGAATCCGCTTTACTAATTTTATTGAATGTAAGTTTTGGCGCTGCATCCTCTGCCCCGTCACGTCTGCGTTGTTGTTCAACTTTTCTTAGCTCTGCATCAACTTCTCTAAAACTTTTTTTCTTTGTGTCCGGTGCAGTTTCCTCTACTGGTGCAGCTTCTGTTCTTACTTCTGTCTCTGGCACATCTGATTTAGAAAGAATAGTTGCTTGTTCTAATATTCCAGCAAAACGATTACTAGCTTCTTCTGACGTTATTTTACCCGCTTTTAAGTCTTCTCTTACTTTCAAACCCGCTAGAACTTGCTCTGTTGTAAAGTTAAATTGCGTTCTAAATTCTTTTTCTGTTTGTTTTGCTGTTTTTTTGATGTCAAAAACATATACCTCTGGCACAACAGGTGTTTCTCCGACCGCCGCATCTTTTTCAGTAGCCGTGCCTTCAATAATGTCTTCATCGGCTGCTGTGTCTGCTGGAACGCCTTCTTTAGCAGCGTCTTCCTCCATTTTCTTACGAGCTGCCGCTGTTGCTCTGGCTGCTGCTTTTTTCTCGGCGTTTTCAGCTCTAGCATCCGCAGCGATATCTTCAATTGTTCCAGCTTTCTCTGGTGCTGCCGCCACTGCCGCTGCATCTACTTCTTCTACGCTCGCTGCTAACTGACGTAACTCTTCAGATTGTGCTTCTAGTGCTGTCGCACCTTCTGGGGCGGTTGGGCCTCCCTCTGGAGTAGGTAAAAGTGGTTTTTCTTCTGGAGCAGAAAGAAGGTCTACATCCTGTGATCCGTCAGGGTCTGTTTTGATGCGTCCACGTACAGCAAGTTCTAGTAAGCCTTGAACAAATCCACCTACACCACCACCGATCAGAGCTTGCTCACCTGCACCTTCAAATGTGCCTTGCTCTGGATTGTATATACCCTGCTCGATGAGGTTCTGCATGATACCGGCAGAGGCTTCTTGTGCTGCCTCTACACCACCCTCTTGTGCTATTCGTTTTAACGAACCAACAAGACCCACGGTTGCATCTTGACCAAGACCTTTTTTGAATACGCTTAATATGCGTAATGGGGAGATAAGCTCAGTGGCACCGACACCAAAACCAAGTAAGGAAGCTTTCGTTCGTTCTTCTTCTGTAGCGTCACCTGCACGGGCGCGTTCACTTGCTTCACCTGCACCAGCAGTAGTGGCTAAACCAACAGCCAGCGCTGGATTTATAGCAGCGGCACCAAGGATACCACCAAAAGATCCAAGTCCTTCGCCAAACTTACGCGTCCCAGCAGCAAAACCGCCAGTATCTCGGTCTATGGATAGTGCTTCTTGTACGGGATCAAATAACGACTGGATGCCGTCACGGACTGCTAATTCCTCACGTTCAGGGAGTATTGTGGCTGCACCAAGCGCACCAGACTCTAATATACCCGCTGCACCAGAAGCCGTACCTTTTAACAACTCTTCTAAAAAGTCAGGCGTTATATCGTCTAGAAAACCTTCATCATCTACAGGCGCTTCGTAGTCATATGTAGGTTGTGATGCTCTAAGCTCTTCTGACCGTCTTGCCCGATCCAAGGCTTGTGGTGTAAATTGTTGATTTGCTAATGATATTATCTGCGCTTCAGTAGCACCAGCAGGAGCCTCTACATCAAGTGTAGTACCATCTTTTAGGCTTAATTCGTATAGAGGCATTGCGCTTACCCTAAATTATTTTTGTTTTATAGCTGCTATTTGTTCAGCAGTAATACCACTAGCGCCTAGATTTACACCTATTATATCATTTAAACGTGCTTCTAAATTTGCACGTGTCGTAATTACTCCAGAATCAGTAGCAATTTTTTGTGCTTGTGCGTAAAGTTTTTCCCGCATGGCATTAATTGCAGGTTGTGTTTTTGCAATGTCTTCTGGATTTCCACTGCGCATGTTGGCAGCATGTTCTATCAACAACATTTGAAACGACTGATCTTTCTCTAAAAGATCCGAATACGTTTTACTTATACCTTGATTTAATTTTATTATTTGATCTGTCAATTTATTTGCGTCTCTAGATTCTCTATCCGCAATACGTTGTGCTACTTGACTCATAAGTTGTAGTTTACCTAAATTAGTTCTTGCGTTAGCAGTATCAGCGGCAAGTTTGTTTTCAACTTCTTTGTTTAATATTTCTTTTTCTTCTCCGACTATACTTCCTAGTGACTGTAAACCTTGACGACGATCTAAACTAGCTTGCTGTAGTGCTGCTGTTGCTGCTGTTACAGTTGTTTTTCCTAAATCAATATCCACTTCGATTGCTTTAGACTTTAAATTTAGCTCATCCATCACACGTTGACGTTCATTCTCTGTTTGAGTGTCTTTTGCAGCCATACCAGCTACGCCAGACGTTTTTAAAGCTTCTCCAACAGTAGATCCTGATGCACCTAGCAAAGTCTGTATTAATCTATCGTTTCTTCCAGCCGCTGTTTGTGATGCATTAAGAGCTTCAAGTTTTGCCTGCATTTCGGCATAATCAGCTGCTTTTTGATCTCTACCAGTTTCTTGATTTGCAAAATTCGCTGCTTCTGCACGTTCTGCTCTGGGATCAACAGCCGCTAAATTACTAGCAAGCGCCCTTTGTTGCGCATCTAATGCCCGAGTGCCAGCGTCTAACTCTCCACGTTCGGCAACTTTAACTTGCTCTAATGCTGCGATGCCTTCTGTCAAAGGATCTTTTTCAGGCTCTGGTGCAGGTTGTTTCTGTTCTTGTTGGGTCGGTGGCACGACCGGTGGCTCAACTACAGGCTCTTCTGACTCTGCAGGAGCGGTAGATGTTGGAGTGAATAAATAATCCACTGCGGGCTCCATAAAATCTCCAGAAATAAGATCCTCTGCACCTCCGGTTATAGAACGAGTTAACGTATCTGCACCTCTCAACACGCTTTGCACTGGAGACTGCATGTCGTCTGTGCCAAATAAAAATTCTTCCACATCACCATACGCATCTCGCACCACTTGAGGAGTCGCGGCTCGCCCTAGTTGTTCTAAAGAATCACCTAGTCTTGGAATTGGTAAAGCTTTTACAAGTTCATCTGCTCTTTCTTGCGTTATTTTCCCTGCTTCAAGGTCGCGGATTATATCCTCTCTCTGTTTAGACCTTGAACCTGTGTAAGGGCTTTCAACTTGTTTACCCTCTTGGAATCCAACGATGCCACCTTGTGCCATTGTCTGCATGTTTGGTCTTGGCTGTGCAGCTACACCTTGAGATGCTACACGCTGCATATTCTGTTGTTGACGTGCTTGATTATTTTTCATTACACCCGCAACGCCCTGTAACACGTCATCTTTTGATTGACCCATAGCTTTCTGTTCTAGCTGTTGAGCAATAGTTCCGGGCTGATTTTCTACCTGCAGCTGCAGTTCTCTTTTAGCAGCATCATGAGTTGAAGTTATTTTTTGCAGTGCAAGCACATCAATAAGCTCACCGCTCACTTTGCTCTTCTGCGCTAAAGCCGTAGGGTTGCCACGATAAGCGTCTGTTTTTTGTTCGATAAGTTCATCAATACCGTATGCCATGTCTAACCCCTAAGTACCCGGAAATATGCTCTCGTATAAATTCATAATGCCACCGGCAGTATTCATTGCGCTAGTTAGACCACTAGGTTGTGCATAAGTGTATGACTGTGTGGCTAGTGGTAAACCTTGCAACAACGACTGCATGTACTGAACTTGTTTATAAGGATAATCACGTTCTTCTCTAAATTGTGCATAATCTGCACCAATACCTTCAGATTCAATACCACGTTGTGCAGCACCTAAATCAGCTTGTTTTTGTAATGCTGCCAACCCAAACACGTTAGTTGCATCTTGAGCGGTTTGTTGCCTACCCTGCTCTACATTAAATTGTCCTGCTGCCTTGTCAAAGGCGTCTCTGTATCCAGCACCTGTAATACCAGCAAGATTTTGTAACAGATTACGTTGATTTTCCGAATCCATTATAGCTTGACGTGACCCACCAAATGAACCGGCTCTTGTAAGCCTACCCGCATTTCGTACACGTTCAATGTCAGCCTGACGACGCGCCTCGTCAATTTGTGGTTGTAGTGCAGACTGTAGATACGGATTCATATACTGACTGGCAACGCCTGTATCGGTAAAGCTAGTGGGAGTAAACGCACCCATCTGTGTTGTAGGTACATTCAGTCCAGCTATGCCCTGAAACGCTGCTGTTTGCGGTGCAGATGCCCCTGCAGTAAGAGGCCCGCCATAACCTTGATACCCCATAGACCCAAGAGCTTGACCTCGACCAAGCATTTCAGTGACATATGGACCCACATAATTAGAAAGAGCAGACTCAGTTCCAGTTTGTTGCTGCCCCGCTGCACCTGCGGTGGTTGCTGCTTTTTGTGCTGCACTAGTTGTACTAGCTAATGGTGGTACTGCTGTCATAATTTATCTCCTACGCAGGCAAAAATTCTTCGGGGTCGATTTCCTTGCCTTGCTTTGTGCTACCGGTGCGTTCTTTACGTACCCTCGACATCATTTTTTCTAACACTTTAGCACCTGCATCTGAGTTGCCATTACCAAGATGACTAACAACGTCTGCTGGGATTACAAATTCACCGTCACTAAGAGCTGCAGGCTGTTCACCTTCTATGCTTGCATCTATTTCATCAGCCATGCCATCGGTAGCACCGTCCAAATATTGAGGATTTTTAAGTTCTGCCATACCGCCTTCTTGAAATGGATTAATAGCATCAAACCCCTTAGATATTGTACCTGTGAGTCTGTTTAATTGTTCCATAGCATCACTAGTGAGATCACTACCCGAAACGCCTTCATCAGCATAGCCTAGAAACACATTACCTTGAAACAACCCTTTTTTGCCGTTAGGCATCGTGCGTGTCGTTATAGGTTTATTTGATCTGATGTTGGCTACCTTTTGCATCGGTGAGTCTGATGAGTCCGGCGCGTCTACTCTACGTCCAGCAGTAAACTGAGCTATGCCCCCCTGTGCAAACCCTTTTGCCGGTGTAGCTACGGCACCGCCCAGTAATGCTACCTGTGCAAGGGGGCTTAACTGATTAAAAGCTTGTGCGGCAGCAGGGTTATTAGATGTAACAACACCAGAACCCTGTAAATTACCACCTCCAAGCATGGTGCCACCTCTGTTACCAAGCGCAGAGGCTAACTGTGCTGCCTGTGCTGCCTGTGCAGGGGGAGTAGCCGCAGCGGAAGCAGCTGTTTGTTGAGCGGCGGCGGCTTTGACGACTTTAGCGGCTTTAGCGGCATCTTCTGCAGTGCGGATGGGAGCTAACTGCTGCCCTGCTCTGTTTTGTGCTGCTAGATTCGCTCTGTTTAGTGCTTCTAGCCCAGCTGCCTGACCCGACAAGTCACCACCTGAAAAGCTAACATCAGTAAAGTATCTTTGCCCACCACTACCGGGTCGGCGTGCAGGATCATACGTGTTAGGCACTTGCATACGACTAGCTGTATAGGTAGGAATTTTGCCCTGATAACCAGATTTTTGTTGAGGAGTGCTACCAAATAAACCTAGTGCATCAGCCCCTGCACCAGCAGCACCGAGTATTCTTGCATAATCAAGATTACCTTTATCATCTTGGAACATGTTAGTAATTCCGCCAAGGGCGCTACTGCCTAGACCACTCAATATGTCCGCTATGCCACCAGAGGATTGCTGTTTTTGGTAGTTTTGAAGCGTAGACTGCATATTTCCATAGGGGTTGCCGCCAGTGCTTTGTGGAGTAGATGGGGTAGAACTACCACCAAACAGACTTGATGCGGCGCCACTAACTGTATCTACAACGGAATCATACCAAGCCATTATCTATCTCCTATAAGCCGCAGCAGCTCTTCATTAGCGCTACCTTGTGAGTACGGGCCTCTATAAAAAGCATCTTGCACAGGGTCTCTAAAAATACTTTCAAAATCATATGCAGGTCCAATCTTAGCAGGATCTGGACCTTTTACTGTAACTGGAGTGAACGCTGTTTGCATAAGTGGCATTATACCTTGTGATTGCTGCTGCTGCTGTTCGCCTTCGCCTTCGCCTTCGCCTTCGCCTTCGCCTTGACCTTCTCCTGTGCCTGAACCTATACCGGCACCTATACCGGCACCGATTATAGACCCTATTGCAGTGCCAATTCCGGGATCTCCAGTTACAGGGTCAACAGGGGTTACAACCTGCTGATCTACCGGAATATAATCAAACACGTTAGTAGGCACCTCATTTTGCACATTCTGCGGTATAGTGTCAACTTGTGGTGTGCTTTGTAATTCGGCTATAGCCGATGTCTGTGCAACAAGATCTGCAATAAAATCTGTGTCTGAGTCGGTTACTTGATCTATAGGTTTACCGATGATCTCCGCTATAACTTCGTTAGCAGTTGAAGGCTCTGATGTAGGTTGCTCACTTAGTATATCGGAATCTGCATCAAATCCGGCTTGTTGCTCTTGTATAAATTCAACTGGATCTTGACCTACCTCTTCAAAAAACTCTAAATCGTCCTGTGTAAGATCCGAAAGTTCTGGTCTAGTTGGCAGATCAGCAGGATCTACTTTGCCCGTGCTAACGGCTTCTGGTGCAGGTTCAGCTACAGGCTCTGGTGTAGGTTCAGCTACAGGCTCTGGTGCAGGCTCTGGTGTAGGCTCTGGTGGGCTATAATAGTCTTTAGCAATATTAAATACTTTATCTTTGTCTGCTTGTGATAGATCGCCGTAGTTTATGACTCCTGATTCGTTTGGAGTAACACCGGATTCAGAAAGAATATCGCCAATCTGACCTTGTATGTCAGACTGGAACATCGCATCGCCAGCTATCTTATCTTTCATTAGAGATGCTAGAGATTCAGACCCTTCGGCAATAGTTTTTACTTCTTTTAAATCGCCACCTTCATAACTGACAATTTCTTCTCGCAAAAAATCTTGTTGCGCTTGTGTTAGATCTTCAGGTTTTAGCCCTAAAGATTCTATTGTGTTAGTAAATGACGCATTTTCAGCAGCAACATATTGTTCTGTGTATTGTGTTTGGTTAACAGGTAGATCTCCTAACCTGCCTTCTTTTAAGAAGTGTCTTCTAGCAGCTGAGTCGGTTACATCACCAAGTTTATTAAGTTGTTTATATTCTCCTACGTTAAACTGATCACCTGTTAACGTGTTTACAAATCTATCTTCTATCTGATTATTTACTTCGGTTACATTTACTCCTAAAGCATCACTTTTAGTTGTTAAATCACCTTTTAGTTCTTGATATTCATTAGAAGCTGTCTGTATTTTTTCAAAATCACCTTCTAATTCTGTCCTTAATTTAGTAGCGGGTGCATCTTCTGCAAAATTTTCATCGTAATAAGACTGTGCGTCTTTTACAGATTCGTTGTACTCACGCACTTTTGTATTGTAGTTGTTTACAGCAGTTGCATATGCACCCTGTTCTGTTGTGTTTTTAAGTGTTTCTTGTAATTCGTCTACTTCAGCTTTTAGTTCGTTCTGTGTATTTATTTTACCGTCTAGAGTATCTGCATATTCGTTGTATTGACCTGCTTTTCCCTGATATGCAGAGTTCATCTGATCTATTTCATCAGCTTTGGCCTCGGCACTTTGGTAGCTATCACTAACTTCCTGCACACTATCTTTAAGTTCTTCACTTAAAGGCTCGACCGCATCAGAACCATAAAATACTTCTTCGATCTCTGGTGGTGGATCGTCATCACCAAAAACATCTTCCTTAATTCTGGTTATAGCCTCTTGCGCAACAGCTTGTGCAGCAGCTTGTTTAGCACCGGCTGCTAAAATCTCTCCAGTTGTGGCCTCTGCACCGGGTGCAAATCCTCCAGCTATTTGTTGTGTTACATATGCTCGGGCAGATGCTTCAAGAACATCTCCAATATCACCCCCCTCTGCTGCTACATCTGCACCTTCTATAAGAGGTAGCGCCCACGCATTGCCGGTTGCTACAGCCGCAACTTGCGCGGCAAATTTTACAGGATCTTCTCCTATTTGTTTTATGCTTTTTTCTACACCCTCAATAACAGGGTCAAATACTTCTTCAACAGCCCACTCGCCCACGTCTTCAACGGTATCACCAACCCATTTAATAGGCGCAGTAACAGCTTTAGCTACGCTTTTCGCTGCTCTTCGGACGGGTTTTACTATTGCGCTCATGCGACTAAACCTTCTAAAGACTCTTTACCTATCCTAGTAAATACACCATAGTCATCACTATCTTCGTATTGTCCTAAATATAGTTTAGTGTCTGTATCCACTAGCTTTTTTTGCACTATGCGAACTAGTGGCACCAACTCATCGCCGGTAAAAGTAGCGTTCCAGTGAGTCATGCCTTTGTCTTGCAAATACGCATAGTATTTGACCATGTTATTTGCATAATTTCTGGCAGTGTCTACATTTAGAGGGCGACCTACCATCTTAGTCTTGTTCTTACCTTCACCCACATGCCCAACAAACACAGTATTTCCTATCTGAGTCACATCTGCAGACGGCAAAGTTGCTTCACTAGTAAATTTAAGTAAGTTCTCCTGTAAGGAGCTGTCACCGCGCTGCTCATCTATAGCCATTGTTATGACTTCGTGCGTTTCTAACTGCTGTTTATTGCTGTCTATCACCTGCACTAGCTTATCTCCAGTATACTTGCAACAACATGTAGTCTATTTGCTGTGGCTGCAGTAACTTTTAATATTTCACCAGTTTGTACCACAAGAGGAGCTGTCAATAGTTCTACTGTATTGTTCGCACTAACAGCTTTAGTTTTAAATAGGCTAAATGTAGCAGGAGATGATTCTGCATCCGTTATTGTCACTGTTATGGTATCTGCATTGCCTGAATCTTCGGACACAAGAATAGATTTTACTATGCCTGTTGTAAGTGCAGCCGCAGTATATAGCGTAGTGGCGCTGGTGGTAGTCAGATCTTTTTTTGCATTTGTATATACGTTTGGCATTAGCTTAAAAACCACCCTACTGCTTCCGCCCTATCAGACACAGTAGCGTTACGTATTGCTGTATCTAACTGATTAAAATACAACCGTAAAACACTGTTAAACTGCTCAAACTGCTGTTGATTATACTCAGCAGGTGCATACGGCAATGCTGGAGCGCGGAAAGCTACTCCATAATTTGTAGTATCAATAGCCATTACCGTCTCCCATCAGGACGCATATCGAGTCTTGGTGCGCCTAACTGCCATGTGACACCTTCCGCAGAAGATTCTAGTTTCATAGAAATCTGCCTACCACGAATCCTTACATTTATTTGATCTGTAAATACTTCTACAGGGGATGTAGCTGTACGAGTTACAGTCGCATTGTTTACCCCGCCCGAAGATGGAGTAGAATGTATGCCAGAACCAGAGTTACGTAATGGATTTAATGTCATGGTAACAACGGGGCTTGTTGCCGTAGAGCCATCAAAACTTACATCGGGTATTATTCTGTTTATGTGCATAAATTTATGTCCATCATCCAAATCAAATTCAGAAGACTCTATATATGCACTTATGGCGGCTGTGCTTGATCCTTGGTTATCGTCTATACCACTCTCATGATCTACTAAATTGTTGTCGTAAGTTGCTGCTAACGGGTTATCACGTAACCCAGAGTCAAGCCACGCGGTTCTGGCTAAAGTTCCGTAATACCATATGTCTTCTAAGTAGTTGTATATTACATATTTATCTATGTTTGTTTCACCGTCTGAACAGTAGAACCACCATACTTCATGGAACGATTCGTTAGTTCCTGAAAATACTTGTGAGTATTGTTCCGTATTGAAATCATTAAATATATACCTACGAACATCACATTTTAGTGGTGCAGTACGACCATCGTATTTGTAAAACTTATCCTTACCCATCCAGTAGGCAATACCGTTTGCATACGCCACAGCATTTTGAGACGAGATAGATATATTCTCTCCAACGACGTTAGCTGTCCATACAGTAGGTGCGCCAACATATTGTAATGAATATAAAGAAGAGTCAGTCCACACTAGAACTTCTTGACGCGCTTGAGATGCAGCTACGATCTCTGTACCTCTTGATAGTCGTAAGCTACCAGCTTGATTTGTAGCAGATGGAGTCCAATTTTCTGCATTTTCCTGATCAGACCATCGGAGTAATGTTGGATCTAACGTAGTGCTTCCTATCTCATTTGTACCAAAACAAAATACAAATCTGCTTATGTCAGACACTAATATTAAATTTTGTATAGTAGGCACATCAGAAGCACCGCTACGGCTGGACACTAACACTGCGCGAGTTTCTACGCCGTTTGTAGCATCCCAATAAAATAAACCACCACCCCTGTGTCCTAGTATAAGATCTTCGCCAAAATTTGATTGCGACCAAAAACGAATTGCTGATGTAGACGACACACCAATACCCCAAGCACCCTGCCCCCAAGTGCCAGCACCCCAACCTGTGATTGGTGTGGCAAAAGCGTTACCAACATTTATCTGGTAGGCTGCAGATACTGTCCCCCCACCGGTTGCGCTAGAGGTAGCATTGGATGCAGCTGTTATGGTGTATGTGTTTGCAGCAGATACCGTTGTAAGGCCAACAGTAAACTCACCATCTATGGTTAGACCACCTACAGCGGAGGCGTTACTAAATGTAACATAATCACCGTTTTTATACCCACCATTAGCATCAGTTACAGTAACTACTGCAGAGCCAGAAGTTGTAGCGAAAGGGTTTGATAGTGATACAGTGCTGCGCAGAGGTGTTATATCGTTATAATTACCCACGTTCTCTATATAGAACTTAAGGTGTGTGCCTATACCTATTAAGTTTTGATCGCCTAAAGTTACCCAGTTATGTAATGATCTAGCTACACCTTCAAAAGTAGATGCAGATATACGTAACCAACCACCTATTTTTTCTGGTAGCCCCTGTCTAAACCTTATCTTATCTCCGTCATAATACCCACCTTCAGTAGAATAACGAGTTCCTTCACGATTTATACCGGGTTTTAACGACACTTTTTGCAGTGGCACGATTCAATCCTCCGCTAATGCTCTCATTCTATCTACTAAACGTCTAGCACGATTTGGCACCTGAGTATACCATTTGGAATCAACCATCTCATCTGCGGCTTTATTCCAATCTCTAGCATCTACACCAGATTTCATACCTTTGAATTTACTGAGTCTAGGGCGGCCCATATTGAACATCATATTTGCAACGATGTGCTGGCACTCTTCGGGCAGGTCATCGAAGTTCGGATACAATACTTTGCACTCATCAATAGTTACAGCAATGTCTAAAGAAAATAAGTTTCTAACTCGTTCCTGTTCAACAACGGTGCCGACTGGCTTGCCATATTCTTCGTCATGCTCAGTAATTAAGTGACCCACGCCACAGGTTGGCAGTGCTAAATGGTCCAAATACACCTCGTACTTACAACCTTCATCTTCCGCGATTTCCTCGCGTAATCTATCTTTGTTCATTTTTTAAATCCTTTTATCCCGCGTATTCCGAAGCTCGCACCAATTGAAGCGTACATCGCCCACTGGAACCACTCTGGTGTACGAGAAAGAGCCGCAAAGCCATCTTCGACATACGGTTGAGTAAACGGAATAAAGCACATGGCAATTATAACAATGAACAGAATCGTCCATGCTTCGTCCTTCCAACTGTTGTCAGAAGACTGTGCCATTATCTTTTCCCAACCAGCTTCGTGAGTGGCTGCGACTTTCATAACTTCAGCTTCGGCCTCGGCTTTTGCTTGTGCAACTCTGCCTTTAGCCTTTGTTTGCTCTATCTTTGACTCCATGAAAGAACCAGCTAGATTAGCTATGGGTCCAATAAGTGCCTGTATCATTGCTCAATAATCTCCATTATCTCGCCTGCTTCAATTTTTACCTTCAACTGCTTACATGCCCACCTTTTATCAAAATCAATTGTATGTCCAGTATTACGCTTGATTTTACGGCGCACGGTCAAACACTGAGACAGGTTTTCATACGGCGTGTATTCAATTTTCTCATCGCCAATCATTAATAATAAAACAAAGGTTACTTCAATCATTGTTTGTGTTTGTCAACTTTTCAATGTTGTCCTCTATCTTGGTTAGCCGCCTATCGTAAAACTCTAACACTAGCTTTTGTTGCTGATCATGTGGTGCGTTACCTGATTCTATATTTTCAGCCAGCTTTTCTAGTTCAGTAGCAAGATGTTCGATCATCATAAACTGTTCGCTGTCGGCTGGCAAACTACCCATTTCGCCTCTAGGCCACTTAATACGAAACTCTGTGTTTTGACCCAAGTCTGTTTCGACAAGAATAAACTTATTTTCAATAGTGTTTAATCTTTCAATAACTCCAAAATACGCCCATGTTGCTACTGCTGCTCCAACTACCATCGCAATTAAATTGCGAATTGGCATAGATAATTCAGTGTTTTCGCTTAACTTAGTAGCCATAAAACGAACTCTTTAACCATCAGTAATTACAACCCATTTAACATCATTCTGAGTGCTTACCATTCTGAAATTACCTGCTTTAGACCAATCAATTTCTTCTAAACCTTCATTAAAAACAACTTTTTGACCAACCTCTATTGTTGGATCTTGTTGATCCTCTGCTTGATGGTAATGGTGCATCCCGTAAGCTAATGCGCCAATTATTAATAATGCTTCCATGTATTCCTCACTTTTTCTTTTTATTTTTTAACATACTTTTAAGGGTCTTAGCCTGTTTAGCGTGTGTTTTAGAAGCTTTACTAAGACCTTTAACAACTTTTTTTACTTTTCTTTTATTTCTACTAGAAAGCATTACTACCCACCTTTTTCATCTTTTTTCTTATCCACGTAAGCATTAGCACCAAAATACGCAGCAACTAACGCGCTATTAGCAATAAAATATGTTGGTGCAATGTCACCTATAATTGTTGCAGCTTTATCATAACCTAGCATAGCTGTTATTAGTATTGCGGCTGGGTAATTAAGAGTCCCAAACAAGGCAAACCAAGTCATGTATCTCATGCTATCGCGTCGAGCATCAGCGTCTTCTAACTCTTTACGTTTAAACTCAAGAGCCATAGCGATCTCGTTATCACACAGAATATTGTCGTTGTTCTTATCCATGTGCGAGTAAGCGCTATCTTTCTGTAACTTCTTTTGAGTCATAACACGATCTCTTCCACGTTACTCTGGGCTACAGTTACAAACAAAAAGGCAAACAAGACAAGAGCTATCAAGATGATACCGGCGACAAGTAGCGTTCCTTTAACCGTATCTTCAATTTCTTTAGCCTTACGAGCCGCTTCACGTCTGGCTTGCGCTTGCGCTTCTTTCTGTTCTCGTAATGCTTTATTATGATGCTCAAGTATTTCTTTCCATGTATTAGGGCCAAACCTCATATTTATAAGTGCTGCTATTTGCTGCATCTCTTCAGCCAACCTCTTAGATTCCAGCACTGCGTCCATAGACCCTTTAAAGCTAATATCGCCAACGCCAGCTTGTTTATTACGTTCTTCGTTAATCTTCTTTTGGCAGTCAAAGAGTGTTCCGATCTGCTGTGAAATATCAGCAACTGACTGAACATCATTTATCCTTGATTTTATAAATGCAATGGCGTTCGATGCTGCCGTTACGGCGGCTATAGCTGTAGTAATTGGCTCCATTAAATCTCATCAGGCCAGTCGTTAATCTTAGCAATGGTTTTTATTGTACCGTCTGAGTTCATTTCATTTTCAAACAAAGCCATAAATGCTGTGAGGTTAGCTGCGCCATTCAACGCTGTCTCTATCTCTGCACATTTAGTACGAACCGCATCTCTGTATGTAGTGACTGAACTTGGGATGGCTGTAGACTTTTCAGCGTTGCGAGTAACGTACCAGTCATGCGCTGCAAGTTTATCTGCCGCTGTTCTTTTTGTTTGTGCCACGTTTACGTATTTAAGTCCTCGTGTTACACCCTGTGCGCCTGTCATTGGGTCTGTAACAGCATCGCCATCACTATCTACCCACAACGTATCTGTCAGACTTTTAGGTACGAGTGTGCCATCTGCCTGCCTGCCACTATAAAATCTATCGTCAAATGCAGCCTCACTTGCTGGTGGGTCTTCCCATGTAATGCCAATAGCAGACTTTTGACTGTCACTGTATCTCATCCATACTTTAGGATACTGTGTACCGTCAGTACCAGTAAACTCTCGTCCTTCTTTAAGGGTTGCCCCATTGTATTTCCACGGCATAATTATCTCCTAAAAGGCAGTGCCAAATTTAAATGGGCTACGAGCAAAGGCCATATAAACAAATGTTCCACCACTAGCATTTACATATGGCTCTGACCCTCTAATCTTGAACCCATTGCTCACGAAGTCACGATTGTATGCAGCGTCAGAGCTTTCGTTATTAGCAAGATTAGCAAACAAAAGACCATCCATCGGGTTGGTAGGATTTCTTACATCATCCATAATATGCCAGTCATTTGCAGCATCTAAACGTTTAATCCAAAGCCAAGCTGGCCTGAATCCTGTGTAGACAAATGGCCCGTCATCGGCTCCATTTCCTTTAAATGAACCTATAGCACTATATCCTTCAATTTCTGCCCACACCCATGCCACATAATCTTCACCAGATTTATTAACACTATCAACAGATGAACCAGTATAGCCAATTCTAGGCACTATAGTTGTGGTGTTGCTACTATCAAAATCTGACCAGCCACCACCTGCATAGTTTGTTGCTATATTAGTTTGTGCGTCTGTAAAATTTAAAAGCAAGTTGTTGTTGCTAGTTTGCCCGTTCCACTTAATAAACCAATAAGACCCACCACCACTACCTGTGTCACGACTTTTGCTCATAACGAAAGCAGGTGTTTTACCCAATCCATGCCCAATAGTATGAGAGGTATTGCCAGTCCCTGTGTATGTTAGTACGCTAAATCCGGCATCAACATTAGCCGATACGCTAGAATCAATACCACTTCCGTCTGTATTTGTTGAGGCACTGCCGCCGCCTTTCCAGTTCCAAGCGACATAACTTTGACCACCACCATCGTTATAATTTATTGAAGAATTGCTGCTGCTTCCATCGGCTGTGGTAAAACCAGTTGAAGTAAAAGCACCTATATACCCAGATGATTTATTAGTAACTTCTGCTGCAAGTGAGTCAGTCTTCAAAGTTTTTCCTGCGCCTCTTACGCTGTCAAACAACTCACTCCCATTAGCGTACTGTGTCCTTGTTTGAGTCCACGAAAAATCAGGCTGGAACCCAACTGCAATAGCTCTGTTATTTGCATTGTTACCAGTCCAAATAACAGTATTAAAATTATCACTAGCTTGTTCGTCTTGTCCGGGGCCGATTGTTATGTCGCTCATATTACTAGTACAAAGAGCAAGGTAATCTGTGGGCGGAGCATACTCAAATGTGCCTATACCCCCACCACCTGAAGCTGCGCTAGCAATATTTACACTATCCTGTCCAAAATTTACAAATATATTATCTGCGCTTGTGCCACCACCAAGTACAAAAAACACATCATCTGTAGTGCCGCCAGTTATTGTTCCTATTTCATTAGACCCAGCAGATGGGTTGCCAGTAGTGCCGCTATCATTTGTACTCGGTGATTTGAAATATGTGCCGTTACGACTAAACCAGACCTTGCCTGTTGCCCCATCTATAGCACATCCAAGAATGTCACCAGCCGCTAACTTTGCTACGCTCAGTCCACCAAGTCCAGCACTTGAACCATAATCAGTTTCAGTACCATTTACTTTAACACTTCTATTGTAAACAGTGATTGCCCCACTGCCGCCAGTGTTCCCAGCAGGGCCAGCTTCAATTGAGGTTTTTGTAGCAAATCCAGCAAACCAGTTATCTCCAGCCGCCCCAGTGTCCTCAACTTCAATGTATATTTTTTTATCTTTTGGGATGTCGAATGTTGATATCGCACCATAACCGTATGCAGCAGAACTAAACCCTGCGGTGGCTGCTTTTAAATTACCTTCAAATAAGACAGCTTGACTAGCTGATGCATATAGTGGATTTAACGTAGCAAAATTATTCGTGGGAGAGTCTAAAACTACATCTGTTGCGGCTAAATTATTTGCAGTAAAGTCGTTTGTGTTTGCGCTTTCATCATCACCAATTGCACTACTGTCGTCAAATGGTAAATAAAACCCATTAGTGCCGTGTGAGCCAGAGTATGCTTTTGGAACCCATACTCCATCTTTAGTTTCGCCTAGACCTAAAGTTGTAGGGTCATTTGCTATGCCATCTAAAAGATGAACTTCAGCCATATAGCCATCAAAATAGTATGAACCGTTATCATAACTACCTATGCTGTGTAGGTTAGCTCTGTTTACCGCTGTCTGATAATCTTCTGCTGGATAACTTTCTGTAGCAAAACTAGTAACACGCTCACCATTTACATATAACTTCACCCGGTTGCCAGCAGTGCCATTTGTTGTATCCACTGCAACAACAATATGATACCAACCGTTTGTGTCACGAAAAAGTTGATTGGTTGTTAACTCAAAACTGTCTGAAGCAGGATAATTG